AGTAGTACCTGCATCTAAACTAAAATTACTGGCATCAAACGTAATCAGACCTTGATCACCATTTAAATTAAATTGCGAAACTTTTCCAGTTATTTCACCATCTAACTCAAGGATTAATCCTGGAGGCAATGTTCCCGATGTTTTTACATATAGGATAACAGATTCTGTAATTGTGCTTGATGCGGTAACTGATAGCATACTGATTAAATTAGCTTCGATATTGCCCAAGTTAGACCCGGTAACCCACCCCATTACACTTTCAACTTCACCCAATACTTGTACAGTAAATGTACGTTTACTTGTAGCAGTTTCTGCACGATCACTTAGTCTCATTGCAGTCACAGTAAAATGGTAAGTTTTAGTAATTGCTGGTTGGTAAGGAACAACACCAAATATTTCAGCAGTCCCTTGATCAAATTGCATACCTGGAGGTAGTATACTAACTGTAGAATCCGGATTAGTTGCGTCTAATGAGTATACTATAGGACCTAAATCTAAATCTTCATAAGTGTCTAATCTTATAGTTTGATAATTGTTTGCCCTACGTACTCCAAGGTTAGCAGGAGTAACCCATATCGGCGCCCTTACATAAGTTGCATCAACCATGAATGATCCCGAACCAGCAGTGGTAACAGTATTGTCTGCTCTAAAGTAATCATCTCCAACTACATAAATTTTAAACTTTCTTTTTACTTCAGTATCACCGTCGGTAATAGTTACTATAAACTCGTAGTTACGATTTAATTTCTTTGGGCTAAGACTCGGTGTACTGTAGTCAAAGATTGCAGTATCGTAAATGTAACTATCATAACCGTTAGACGATCTATATCCAAAGTCAAATGCTACAGCATCATAAACTGTAGTATCAAAAAATCCATTCCCCGCAGTTTCCGGAATAACCAATGCAGGTTGTACCCATCCTACAATTCTCCCAGAATCAGTCAACACTAATCCCGGAGGAAGAGTTCCTTCCTTGCTTGCAATGAAATACTTTAATCTTTGTCCGGCAGCAGTATCCGGATCTGTTGCAAGTAATTGAAAATCAATGTATGAACTATCAAGTATATAATAAACATTATTAGGGCCAACAGGTAGCGATCCAGCGGCAGTTTGCCACACTGGTTGATCAGCACCATCAACTGTAATTGCAAACGTTCTATCTGAAATTTCATTATTATACGATGCACGTACTACAAATTTAAATTCAGTTGAACGTGGCACTTCAAATGCCGATCCAATAATAGCATCATCTACTATTCTAAGACCTGGGGGAAGTTTTCCCGAAATTACAGAGTATGTGGCAGTACCAACAACTGGCAGTAGTTGATTTATTGAGGTTCTTTCTTGTATAGTACCAAAACTATATCCAGAATGTTCAGTCCATACGCTTAGTGGCATAATTATGACCAAGTTGCAAGAGTAGCTCTAACCCAAGTGGCAGGTGCTATGCAAACATAAATGTGAGTAGCATCAAACGCAATCTGCCCAGTCATTCCTGCAGAAGTTGCAGAGGCCGGAGCAGCACTAGCCAGCGGGGCTGACCAAGATAATACACCACTAACACCTGCAGTTAATACTTCACCGGCAATGCCAGTAGTGCTAGGTAATGTCCATGTTATGTTAGATCCTACTGACGCAGGAGCCTGAAATGCAACATAGTTTGAACTGTCAGCATCTGCAAATCTTAAACTATTTTGTCCAAGTATTTTTACATTGCCTACTAGATTAACATTACCACCGGATGTTATTGTAGTAGATCTTACAAGTTGACTTGAGCTAACAGTATAACTTGTGCCAGTTGTTGGAGTACCAGTAGCACTTTTATTTAACGTATAAACTCCTGCGCCGCCATTTATACCGGAAACAAACGCAACAACGTAAGTGCCAGCTGTTACCGACCCGCCACTTAGTGCCATACCTACCAAAACAGTTCCTACAGACACACTACTAACAGTTAGTGTTGTGGTACTAATAGTAGATGTAAATGTTGCTGAATTAACAGCAGTAATTCTTGTACCGACGGAAGTCGTGCCACCGCTAAGAATACTCCCTACAATTAGCGACCCACCAGTTATTGTACCAGTTACAGTTAATACTGTACCAGCTGCTAATGTATCTGCACCAGAGCTGATAATAGAATTAGTTGCACTAACAGTACCAGTACCAGTTAAATTTAAATCAGTACTACTATAATTTTGTATATTGTTAGATCTTAATGCACCGCCCGCTGTGATCTCAACACGAGTGGCAGTAGTAGTACCATTATTGGTAATAAAAGCAAATCTAGTTGGCACATTGCCAGTAACCGGTGATCCTTCAGCAACTGCTGAGATTTGGGCACCAGCAACTGCGTTAGTTCCGTCGTGCCCTAAAAATAAAATATCACCTAGTCTGTCACTTCCAACAACTGCGGTTGGTATTAATCCAGTGCCTCGAGTTCTGTAAAATGTAAAATTAACAGCATCTGCAGTTTCATGGTGTTGTGAGAATGTAAACCCTGCACCAGCCGCTGCAGAATACGTATTTCTAGTAATAGATATGTTACCGTCAATTAAGTTATCATTTCTGCCAAAACTAACAAGAGTGGCTGAACTAATGTTTAGTTGTCCAGTTTTACTAAAGTTACCGTCCTGATCAATAGTTAAGTTACCGTGTAGGACAATATCACCAGCACCACCCGGATCAATGTTGATATTAGTACCAGTTGCTGATGTAATATCAAATCCGTTAACATCTAAGGCGCCACCTAATTGAGGACTAGTATCTTCTACAATGTTGCTAAGACCGCTGCCACTAATGATATTCCCACCGACAGTTGTACCGTCACCAATATATAATCTTTTAGTATCAGTTGTATAAATTAGTTCGCCTGTGCCGGGAGTAATAGTTAATCTTCCACCTGCCCCTGAACCGTCAACGCCTCTTCTAATCTGTAATGCCATTATATTCTCCTAAACCTTTAAAATGATCCCAAGTCAAGCGTAAATCCTGACGGTGATGCGAATGTGCCAAAATCTAAACTTCCCTCACCACCGGACGCAGTTGAGTTTATAGTGACTTCACCTAATCCATTAGTTGGACTAATTGATATGTTTGTTCCTGCAATAATTTTGCTAACGCCACCTGCGCCACCTGAAACTGATCCTGGGCTCCATAAGCCTGTAGTACTATTCCAAACAAGTGCTTGTCCATTTGTCGGAGCTCTGCTGCCCGTAGTTTCTACATCTGCTAGAACACTTATACTTGATGTTGTATAAACTCCACTAGTTACAGTACTTGCATTTCCTACGACATTACCATAGTGTGTACCGTATGAATTGCCGTTTATTGTGCCAAGTACATCACCAGTGTGCAAGCCGTTAGTATTGCCAGTTACGTTACCTGTTACATTACCGGTTACATTACCATTGTGAGTTCCGTATGAATTGCCGTTTAATGTACCGGTTACATTGCCAGTATGTAACCCATTGGTATTACCTGTTACATTGCCAGTTACATCACCTGTTACATTGCCAGTATGTAACCCATTGGTATTACCTGTTACGTTACCAGTTACGTTACCATTGTGAGTTCCGTATGAATTGCCGTTTAATGTACCAGTTACATCACCAATATGCAATCCGTTAGTATTGCCAGTTACGTTACCAGTTACGTTACCAGTTACGTTACCATTGTGAGTTCCGTATGAATCACCATGTACAGTGCCAGTTACATCACCGTAATGTACTCCGTAAAATATTCCGGTTACATTACCGGTTACATTACCATTGTGAGTTCCGAATGTATCCCCAGTTACGTTACCAGTTACGTTACCAACAATATTTCCAATAACCGGTCCAGTATGTGTTCCAGTAGTATTGCCAGTTAGATCTCCAGTTACGTTACCAATAACGTTACCAGTATGCAATCCGTTAGTATCCCCTAGAACATCGCCAGTTACATTTCCAACTACTGCGCCAGTGTGTGCTCCGGTAGTATTACCAACAACATTACCAACAACATTACCTGTTACATTACCTGTTACATTACCAACAACATTACCTGTTACATTACCATTATAACTTTCTGAACTAATAGTGATAGTATTTGCATCTGTTCTAGTAACTGTTATGTTCATACTAGACGCAAGTTTAATACTATCTTGAGATAAATCTGTTCCGTTTAACCGTATAGTAGCACCACCAGTTGTAGTTTCGGCTGTTATATCATAGGTTACAAATCCGTCAACTGGGCTAGCATCAATCCAAGCAGTGCCATAGTAAACATATAGTCTGCCTTCTACTGTGCTCCACCATAGTTCGCCTTGTTCAACACCTGATATAGGCGGAACAGCACCTACATTGGCACCATAAACTGTACTGTATAGTTCTAAAATATTAGCATTAACCTTCTGAAATGCCACACGTAGATCATCACCGGTACCGTCGTTTGCGTATGTTCCTAGATTAATAGTTTGTATTGCCATAGTTCGCTCTCATATACTATATTTAGCTGGTTCTTACTTTTGCTAAACCTAGGAAAGTTAAAGTGCGTATATAAAACCAACCTAGATCAAATTCCCAGGGTTTTACACTTAACTTTGCACTAGCCGGTGCCAAGTGATGATTGTTGTGCAGTTCCTCACCGCCGATAATAACGCCCCAAGGAATGATATTCTTACTGGCATCTTTGGTTTCACCATTGCGATAACCCCACCAGTGACCAACTCCATTAACTACTCCAGCCGCCCAAAATGGTATCCAAAGCATTTGTACAGCCCACACAATTAAGCCCCAAGGTCCAAAGAACAAGCAGTCTATGACTAACATTAAAAGAATACCAAGGCGGCTATGCAGGCTGTACAAATTCTGTTCAATCCAGTCATTTGGTGTACCCACACCATACTGTTGCACCATTGCTAGGTCTTTGCTAGCTGAATGATACAAGCCTGCACCCTTAAACAGCACACGCCATATGCCGTAGTGTACAGGACTGTGTGGATCATCAGGCTCGTCTGTAAATCTATGATGCTTGCGATGTATAGCAACCCATTGTTTAGTGACCATGCCTGTGGTTAACCACAACCAGAATCGCATAGCATGTGCTACTACTGGGTTAAACTCTACTGCTCTATGTGCCTGACTACGATGTAGATACAGTGTGACACAGGCAATAGTAATATGTGTTAGTAATAAAACTATTAAAATTTCAGTCAAAATTAATCCCCTTTTAGTATTTACACTAAAAGGGGATTAGAAGTTTAAGCTAAACTAGATTAGAAACCGCGTGTGTATGCAAAGTTTATAGAATTTTGTTCACTGTTGCCACGTTGCTGATCATAGCGTAGGGTAAATGCATCAGTCTTTGTTAGTGCATAAGTCACGCCAACTCGTGCAGTACGTGTTGTATCTGCAATTTTGCTATCAAATGCTGCGCGATAACGATAGCCAGCACGGACACTGAACTTGTCGTTTAACGGAACAATAACACCTGGTTCTACAGCGTAGTAGTCAGTAGTACCTGCTGTACTTAGTTTCGTACCAACTGTGCCTTTAGCGTATAAAGTAGCAAAGCCTAGTGCATATTTTGGAGTTAGGTTAGCCTCAACTCTAGTTGAAACAGCATTAGTGCCATCAGTTTGTGCAGTGGTCATTTGGAAACCACCGTCAAGTGTCTTAGTAATAGACTCATTGAAGTTGATCATATAACCTGTGCCGTTTTTGGCACCGTTAACGCCGTCAATGTTCGAATACTCAACTGTGGCTGTTCCAGCTACGGCTGATAATGAAGCTAATCCTAAGACTGCTGTTGCTAATAATTTTCTCATAATTTTCCTATTTTAAAGTTTTTACATATTCAACAAACTTTCTTTGTTGTTGAAGAGCTTGTATTATACTTGATTTACCTTGCAAGGTCAACCCTGGTTCGGGCATTATTCCTGTTACCTGTAAACTTTTTACAAACTCACTATTATTTATCAGGCGATTAAGGGCTGCTTCAATATTTTTAACAGTAGCAACATCTGTAGTTTGATTGCTAATCACTATCCATTTAGTTAGTGGCGAGTCTATGCCCAACTCTCGAAATGTAGGAAAAGCAGTTGATTGTGGACTATTAGTAGCAACTATATCAATCTTTCCATCTCGTTCATACCCCTCAACGCTGGCAAATTGACCCCACATGGCATCCATATGTCCGCCTATGACCATGGGCAAAGCTTCGTTAACACCTTTGAAAAATACATCAGTTCTTGGAAAAGCTACTTGATTGTTTAAGTTCCAACTGTAGAAATGATGAGCACCCCCAAATCCGTTAGACCCAATGGTGATAGGATTACCTCGATACTTTTTCCAGGCTTCTATGTTCTTTAAGGGACTACCTTTTTTAACTATCAATGCAATGCCGCTCGACCTACCTATCTGTGATAGATACTTAAAATCTTCTAGTTCAACTTGTACATCCAACGCTATAACATTAGCCAATGCAATAGCATCAATAAAGGTAATCAAGACATCGTCTGTTTTGTTCTGCGCTATGTAGCGTAGACCTATTTGTCCGCCAGCACCGGGGCGTGTTTCAATATTGACCTGTTGACCAAGTTCACGCTCTAGGGCACTGTGAATAATTCGATTGGTAGTGTCAACAATTCCGCCAGGAGTAAATGGTATAACAATCTTAATGGGTTTCTGTGCCTGTGCTGATAGTGCTACTAATAATAACAATAAGGCAATTATTTTATTAAACATATAGTCTCTTCATATTTTCCGTTAGGTGTTGGGATTGTATCAGGGTATATAGTGATGCGAACTTGTCCTGGAAAGCCCATAGAATCACCCAATATTTGCTCCATGGCAGCCGTTTGTTCCGCTGTTGGTGCTGTTTCAACTACCATTTTATATTCTACATCATCTACTGCGTGTTGGATAATCTGCCACTGTAATAGTTTAACATACTTTGACATCTTGTATTGATTTGCCTGTGGCCAAAACTTGCTACCATCTGGCCGTACAAATAAGCCACGATCGCGCCCCAATATGCGTTTAAGTGTGAGACCATGCCGGCCACAAGTACACTCTGGACCTACTTCTGCATGATCGCCAAGATCATATCGTATCATAGGAGCTGCTGAGTTATACAAGTCTGTGACCACTACCCGACCTACATCACCAACACTAGTAGGTGTGTCATCAGCATTGAGTATTTCCACAATGAGATTTTCGTGCATTATGTGGAACAGGCCGCTAGTAGGACATTGGATGGCAATGGATCCAACTTCACTACAACTGTAGTTGTCCTCTATTTCTAATCCAGCTACAGCACGTAGGCGTTCTCGTAGAGTGTCGTGTACTGTGTCACCAACATTTTTAATGTGTTTAAGTTCAGTTAGACTAACTCCTCTGCGTTCCCATTCACTAACAAAGCCAGTTAATATGCCAGCGTGTACGATCATAATGTTGGGTTGGAAATTTTCTAAGTGCTCTAACTGTTTGCACACATCCATAGCAGCTGGCAAAGCAACAGCAGAACCACTACCGTATAGAGCAGCTACTGGACCGCCCCAAGACTCTGCTTCCATATGTTCGCTAAATCCTGCACGTATGCTGGCTAGCTTGCCCGTGTAATCTCTACCCCACCATTGATGGTCTCTAATCACGTGTGCTTGCCAGTACAAGATTGTTAATCGTCCTTTGGGCAGTTTAACTGGTTGTCCAGTTGATCCGCTAGTCTGTGCTTCACCTAAGGGTAGATGATTTTGTGGAATTGACTTGGCAGCAAAGCCGCCACCTGCGGCCTGTATCTCACGTTTGCCAAAAGGTTTAAGTCTTTTTAATCCCTCAAGTGTTAATACACTGTTAGGAGTTAGTCCTTGTGCTGCCAGCCGCATACTAAAGTGACTGCTGTTCTTGGCATGATGTTTAATCATGGGAACTAGACTCTGTTCTTGTAATGCCTGCAATTGATCCGTAGTCCACCATTGAGTCTTTTCTAGTTGTGCAATTAACTGTTCTAGTTCTGTCATCGTGTAAATGTTAGTATAGGGCAAGTATCAGCAATGTCATAGGTGCCGGACTCAATGTATCTAGAGCCCGCTGGTGCTAGGTCTAAGATTTCTTGTCTAGTGGGAAACCATGTGGTAGCGTCACTAGCACGATAGGGCTCCATTGTGCTCATCTGTTCTGCTGTCCATTTTAGAATAGTTCTGTCAGGGAACATCTGATCAAACAATTCAGCAATCAATTTAACTGGAACTACAGAACCATTTTGTGCTGCCAAGTACATGGGAATTAATCTTCTGTATGCTGAAAAATTCACAGTGGGATTACGGGCTTCTGCGTGTAGGCGTTCCATTGTTATAGGCTCATCTGGACGAGTAAACATACGGCAGGCAAATACTCCTCCTGGACGTAATAGTGTCATGGCCTTGTTTAACATGAACTTAACATCCTCAGGATAGCTCAACATATTAATGCTACCATCTCCGATGATGCCGTCATAGTAGCCTTTAGGCAAGTCCACAGTGAGCCAATTGTCATTGATTGCACGTTTGGTGTCAGTGTTGCCGGGCCACACATTCTCAATCATAGCAGGTTCGCGATCCACTGCTGTGACATAGGTATAAGCATCGGCAATCTGCGGAGTCACACCCATGAGTATGATATTAGCAGTGGAGGGAATTAGACTGGCAAAGCAGTCTACTATTTCTTGATTTGGTTGTAAGGGAGGACCATTACGTCCCCAAGTGCGGCTGCGTTCAGCCCAATGTGTAGTTGTCATGGCAGTATTTAACTGCTATGTTTATCCGCCTTAGGGATTTGTGACTGCGGTTATAATCCAAAAGTCATCACTCATTGAAGTATTTTGGATAACCTGATAGGGCATATAGAAGTAGCCATGATCGCCCCAACCTGTGCCCCATGAATTGCGACAGATAAATCTGCCACCGTTTAGGTTATCATTGTAGCCCACAATGGCCACAGCATGTCCGCCTAGGTATTGTTCGGTGTTAACATTGGGATAAGGCATCATACCAGTGTTGTTAGTTATAGGATACTCAAAACTTTCGTATACATCAAATCCAACAACCACAGGATAACCTTGACTCAGTGCTGTTTTAACTGCGTTAAAGTTAGCACACTTCTGATAGGCAGTGGCTTTTCTTTTCAGTGCGTCAGTATAGGCAGCATTGGTAGGTTTGGTTCTAAAGCGTGAAATAAGGTATGGCCATAGTGTTTCTAATGGGGCACCTTTTTTGTTAACCACTTTGATACCATCACGTATGTAAGCACCACTGTCTTGATTCACTGTGCCTTCTAGTAGGCGTTCTTCGTAGTATATAAACAAACGACTGACATCCAAGTTCTTGCCACGCTTGCGATCCATTAGTTCTACAATACCAGCAATGGCGTTGCCCGTGCAGGAACCTAACTGTCCTTGATCCTCAATAGGTGAGCAATATTGACGTAGGTCAACACTAGCAGGTAATGCTACACTAGGTGCCGCATAGATGTGATCTCTAGCATCTGGCTTATCTCTCTGCCAGTGATATTTGGGTATGTTGATTCTTGTTGGACGTGGCATAATTTTTACCAGTAGAAGTTATATGTATCTGAGGTAGTTGAGACAGTGCCCCCAGGCAGCCCAGTGTTGTCATAAGTTATCATTTGACCGCCGTAGTATGGTGAATTACCGGTAACTAGTCTAATGCCAAACCCTGACAAGTTGCTGGTTATACTAGCACCAATAGGGATGGCAGAGAATGCAGTAACATTGGGATCTCCAAAATGGATGTATGCGGCACCTAGATTCCCACCACTCTCTGCGTTGTGTATGCCCACTAATATATGGGGAAAGTCAGCACTGACTGCAACAGCTCCTTGGACTGAAACAGGATGTCTTCCTGGACCACTGAAGTTTACGGTGTCAACTGCAGGCCATCCAGGTGAAACATGCACTCCCCAATTATCAGGATCTGCTGTAAAGACTGCTCCGGTGGTTATTGAATTAACTAGTGAACCAGGAGCAACATTTACTACAGTATCGCCTGCGTGTATTTGAGTATTTAGATCGGGATATGTTGCTTTAGAAAAATAGAGAGTGTCAAGATTATTGGCACTGGTGTTAACACCGTTTAATTCATAACCAGCTATGTCAGTCAATGGATCACCTGACGACAACAACAGCATAGAGCCATCCTGAGAACCATATGATACACTTGGATTGAAGTTTTCCGTATACTTGACTGCATTATAGATATGAAGCATGGCCAGTTTACCGTAGAAGCCTTGCCCATTAACACTTGATCCTCGTTTACCAATATATAAATCTGATCCACCATCAATTAAGCCGCCATTTGGGTTAAAATTAGTTTGGTATACGCCGTTATAGTATAAATTCACATACTCACCGTCACTGACAAATGCTACATGAGTCCATACTCCTGGAGTAGGTTCAGGGTATTGAGGTTCGCTATATCTAAACAATAAATGAGTAGAAATATACCCAACATCAATACCATTACCAGGTCCTTGAGAAGCCACGGTTCGTATTATGCCACTGCTGGCATTGCCACCCTTGCTCCAGAACTCAATAGTGTATGTTGTGCCCAGGTTCCAATCACTCTGTGTATTAGATACCAATAGATAAGGATTACCAGTGCCTGGGAAAGATAGGCTCAGTGGTAGCGGAGATAGTCCATAACGAGCGGATGTGGTGTTGTATTGACTGACCACAGCGGCTTCGGTTATGGCATAGTTCCACACTTTGATTTCGCCCATTGACCCGGCAAAGAAATCATTGGAGCTGTTATAGCATCCTATATCAAACTGAGCAGTATTAGCACCAATAATGTTGCCCGAGGTTTCTGCTATCTTGACACCGTTGACATAGATTCTTGTATAATTAGCATCAGATGTGGCCACAATCTGAGCCCATGCTCCGGCTGTCACTATGCCAGCATCAACATAGGTAGTCACTTCCCAATCTGGGTATCCTTTTCCAGTCATCCAAGCAATACTGCCGTTGATGGTTATTTCCAACTTGTAGCAGAGTTCTTTGGCTATGATTGCCTGTGTTGATCCGCCGACAACGGTGGGTTTGATCCACGCACTTAAGGAGACAGTGCTGTAGATTGAATTGGTTAAGTTGGCATTCATTAAATCGCCGGCATAGGTCGATGTGCCGTTGAATACCAATGTTCCACCGTTGTCGGCGGATTTAGTGCCGGCAGAGATGGATAGATTATTACCTTGTCCGCTGGCATCTGTCCAACCATTGAGTCCAAGCAACGGGCTCGATAGGCTAGCAGGATCTACATCCAATACTAGTGCGGGAGTCTGACTACTGTCACGCACGATGTAGGGATCACTGGTTAGATAATCTTGTTGTCCGGCAAACGAACCTACCCATACATAATAAGTTAGTGGGCCGTCTGTGGTAGCATCAGCATTAAATGTAAAGTAAATTGCATGAGAGCCACTGCCCGATCCAGGGTTAAAACTACCACTAACCGGAGTGACTTGACTGGTTAATTCTGCACCTAAATTATTTTTTATGGTCCAATATATTGTGCTTGAATCCCAATTTGAATAATTTAAATCTACATGTTGTTCCTGCCCTTCTTGGATAGGAGTGTAATAGATACCACCCCAAGTGACTGTTTTAGAGGGAGCACCACTACCCGCCAATGAACCTATAATTCCTGCTATGATCATCGCAAACTCCTTAGTTTAAACCTGGACCTGCAATCATCCATTCACTGTAGTTATTGGGTGTTCCGTCATCGTTAGTGCTTTGGAATATCTTCAACAAGGTGACCATCGAGTAGCGTGGAATGTTCCAATTATAAGCACCATCGCCGTCAGCACCAGATAGCAACATGTAGTCGTCCTCATTATCGCTGTATATATTAATGCTAACGTCGTTAGTGACAATCACAATACTAGTTCCCACTGGGAACGGCACTTGATAAACATTAGGAATAACAATGTCAACACCATTGCCGCCGTCCATATAGATGTGGTGGCCACGATCTTCTAAACGCAACCAGTAAGGATCGCCGCCTCTGTTGGTTATGCTGATGTCAACTTGCGGAATGTCTTGACCGCTTGTGCTCTGACGAGTTCCGTCTTCAAACACAATTTCTTTAACGCCAGTGATATCAGCACCGCCTGGTTCACGTATATCAGCTACCTTGCTTTCTAAATTAGCATAGATAGTTATTGGACCAGTCACGTCACTAACGGCACCTGAGTCGCCTTCTAGTTCAGTTCCGTATGAGCTTGCGATATACACATGTTCGCGT